TAAGGAAACAATGAGTAAGCCTCACGGAGTTATACCATTTCATAATGCGCTAACCCCTAATCGAGAATTAGTCGGCTATGAGATTTGGGTACTCGGAGAAAAGTATGGATTCAGGCGAAAAAGTAAAGACGCGCACGATTTATTCAATTACATTATCGAAAATCCGCTAACCTAACAACGGTTGATTATTAACCACGTAAGGCAGAACTAAGCAGTATGAATGACTCTGAATACATTTGCCCTCAATGTGGCCCAGACAAAAACGGTGGTGAAATACATGCACTGACTCACCACTCAATGACTTCGCTAACTGTAGACCAAGCAAAACGGTACATTAACTACCAATGTTTCGATTACGCTATAGGAAACTGTAACTGCACCGATGGTAAATGCGAGTCAGGCTAAACCGCCACTAAATACCCACTCTTAGACAAAACCTCATCCACCCAAGAAGTCCCCCGAAACTCTTTTAAAGCTAAACACATAGCATTCCACTTTTCTGGACACTCTAATAAAACAGATAAATCAAAAGAAGGATCACGTTTAATACACTCAATAAGATCCACCCACTGAAACAGCTCCAAAGAATTCCCCGAACCAATCACCTGGAAAGCAAAAGCCTTCACATCCACCCCCTCAAAAATCTCTCTCATAAAACAGGACAAACTCCCTGGCTCTGCAACAGTATAAAACTTAACTAAAACCATCAATAACACATTTGATATAAACTAAAAAAGGGGTATAAACACCTAATAATAACCCCCATATTTCCCAAACGTACCAACGGACAGCGTAATCTATTTACACCCTAACACGACTTTTGTATCTTCGTAATGCTACCTTATGATTTCTACTGAAAAAGAAGTGGGTGAACGGTTCTTGGAATTAATCACCGCTTTAGGACATACCAAAAAGACTTTCTCGGTTAAAATGGGTAAAAACCTATCGGGATTAAGTCATGTGGTGAATGGAAGGAACTACCCTTCTACCGGATTTTTAATGCTGGTTGTCCACCACTACCCCGAGGCGAACATAAGAAGGTCATTTATTGGAAAGGGGCCGATACTATTGAATAGTGATACCCCGCATACTGAGTTTGAGTATATAGTACAAAGGTTGGATAAGATCAGCGAGCAGTTAAAGTAGTTTCTGTACAAGTGATTTGAACCCCAAGCACCCGAATACTAAGGTCGTCATATAAGCGATCATCTTCGCATAAAACACAGTGAAGCTCCACAGTCCACCATCGCCAAACATAAAAAAGGAAAGCGCAACTACGCACCAAGCCCCAAACAGGAGCAACAGGAATAAGAATGTTAATCTAAAGTTCATTTCAAAGAGTCGTATTGATCTACCAGCTTCTTCAAACCTCCATTGTTAAGGTCTTGCTCGAAACTATCCTTAAAAGCTCTTATTTGGGCTGTAGATACTTCCATCTTACCTTTTTTTAGAACATCAGATATATTTATTGCCATCCCTTTGGCTATTTGGCTGTTTATTTTAGGCATGATTTTAGTATTTCAGGTAGTTTATCTTTTTCATCGTATCTAATTCGAATCAGAACAATATCACTTTGTTGGCAGTACATGTCTTTAATGGAATCTCTGTATTGACGGTTTTTCCATTCGGTTTTGTTATCACCGTCAAATTCAGGCACATATTTAAAATGTTGCTCCCCGTCAAACTCTATACATGTGTTTTGTGATGGGATATAGAAATCAAACCGTAAGTGCATTCCTGTTTTCGGGTTCTTGCAATCACTAAACTCCCATTCTCTCCTAAACGAAACACCCGCATTGATTAGAAATGAAGCAACAAGCCTCTCCCCTGCTGATGTTTTGGTTTGTACTGGCTTCGAATTAAGCCTCTTTTTCTTCTTCCTGGCAATAGGTAATCCCTCGTATATGTTATCGTAGTCAACACGAACCTTAACTCGCTGGTGTTGCTTTGATTTATGAGTCCCTTTGCCTTTCCGGTAGGCAATTAGTCGATCATAATTGGACGCTGTATTGTTTGGTTTTCTTGCCCTTCCCACAAGGCATAAACCTACAACTATTTTCTATACTGTAAACTATTTTGTACATTTGTATGTGCCTGAAGAACCTACCCCCAGAGATTTAATTACCCTAACGAATAGGCTGCGTACAATGAACGCATTAGGGTTGAATTGGAATGAGTACGACTACTTCATAAAAACAGGCCACCCCCCGCTAATCGGCAACACTTGCCCTACTTGCGGAATAAAAGAAGGAATACACCAAAACCACCAAATTAAGAATGGCTAAGTATTGCCCTGAAATAGTAGAGGAAATATGTGGTTATCTCAAAGAAGGATTGACACAAAAGGATTCGGCTACTTTGGCGGGGATCAACAACGACACACTACACGATTGGATAAATACAAAATCCGAATTTTCCGAATCTATTAAAAAGGCTCAGGTTGACGCTAAAAAAGAAATGGTTGATATTGTCCGAAAGGCAGCAAAGAAAACATGGACCGCTGCGGCTTGGTGGTTAGAAAGAAAGCATAAGGACGAATTCTCATTACGTCAAGAGCTAACCGGAAAAGATGGTGAAGAACTAAAAGCCCCAATAATCAACCTTGGCCCAACCGGAAATAAACCTTAGTGGTAAACAAACCCAAGCGTGGAACTATCTCGAAGATGATACGACTACTGAGGTTTGTTATGGTGGTGCTGCTGGTGGTGGTAAGTCTTATGTTGGGTGTGTATGGCACATCTACCGGAGAACAACTTTTGCAGGATCACGTGGTTTAATTGGACGGTCTAAGTTAAAAGCCCTCAAGGAATCAACCTTAGTTACTCTGTTCAGGGTAGCCTCTGAAATGGGTTACCGTGCTAACATTGATTTCAGGTACAACCAGCAAGATCACATCATTGAGTGGAAGAACGGAAGCCGTACAATCCTAAAAGACTTATTCCTATACCCTGCCGACCCTGATTTTGTTTCACTTGGCTCCACTGAGTTTACCGATGCGTTTATTGACGAAGGTAATGAGATCAGTATAAAAGCTTTTGAGATAGTCAACAGTAGGTTAAGGTGGAGGTTGGACGAATACGGACTAATACCAAAAACCTTAGTTACATGCAACCCCGGCCCCGGATGGATGAAAGAGCGTTATGTAAAAGACGATGACAACCAACCCGTAGTACTGAAGGATTACCAAAAGTATATCCAGGCATTAGTAACTGATAATCCAGATGAGAAGTTTGCTGCATTATACTCTACTCAGTTAGGAAAGATCACCAATGAGTACGACAAAGCCCGATTACTATATGGAGATTGGGATGTTGACCCTACTATCTTAAATGCGTTTGCTACTCAATTCGATCCTGTTGGGCATGTTGGCGAGGTTGTGTTTGATCCTAAAAAGCAACTGTACATTATCATGGACTTCAATATCAACCCATTCGCGGTAATATTTATGCACATGTGGCGAGATAAAGAAGGTGAGCACTGTCATATATTCAACGAGGGTACGATAGAAAACGGTTCTATCCCTGCAATGATCGAATTTATAAACGCTCGGTACAAGTCACAACTCCCTAATTGTGTGATAACAGGGGACGCCCAAGGTAATAGCAGGAGAATTGACATAAAGGGCAATGACAGCTTATTTAAACAGCTGTTAACCGGATTACGTGTAAGAAGATCACAATTAAAAGCAAAATCCAACCCTACCCATGCCAACAGTAGAAACGATAGTAATTACTTCTTAGCTCACTTTCCAGACCTCAAGATCAACCCTGTAACATGCCCCAATACAATACGCGACATGAAAACTGTTCAGTGTGACGCGTTCGGGGATATAATGAAGAAAAACCGCTCTGACTTATCACAAAGGGCCGATCACATCGACTGTTTTAGGTATATGGTCAACGACTTTTTCCCCAAGTGGATCAAACACCACCAGAAATCACAAGGCCGTGGTAGATCAGTGCAGGAACGCAAAGTGTTAACACCAGCCGACATTAATAAATTGGTTAGTAATTAGTACATTTGTAATATGAGTAAACACGGATGTAAGTACGGAACAACCCGGGGGGGTAAATGTAAACCAAAGCCGAAATGAGCCTTTGCACTCCCTGCATACCAACCTTTGAAGTACCAACGTGTACTGTTAACCTTACGATTGGGGTAGTTCCTGATTCTACTACTGATGTGCTGGTTTATATTCAGGACTTAACCGTTCAAGGCCACCCCCAGCAATTCAACATTACAACAGGAGGTTCTGGTGAAGTAGTAATAGACCTAAGTACCGCCCCTGATTTCATGCCTGACCACTCACATGAAGTTTGGGTTACTCTCGCCTCGGCTACCAGTATAGAGGAAAGACTACAAATCACTGTTGGATCTCAGACTGAAAATTGTGTTCAATTGCGGTTTGTTTATGTCACCGATGAGGCAAAGGATAATATTTCTTTTACGGATCAAACATTGAAGTTGAAAACGTGAGTCAAGAAATAGTGGTAAAAGATGTTAAGCTTTCTGACGGAAGGGTGAGGGACTTTGTTATAAAGCAAGAGGCTGATGGTGTTACTGTATCATGTCTAACCACGGCAGATACTTCACCCATCCCAAAAGATTTATTTGATTCAAAATGATCGACCAACTCCTAACCATCCTATTTATCAGCCTGTTTTGCAACGGGCTTTTTATTGCTATGGAGGAAGGTATGGTGCTTTACTTCATTAAGAGGCCATTTGAAGATTTGAACTCCAAGACGCACGATCATTTCGTTAATTGTGTAAATGGGTTGCCAAATTCATACAAGTGGTACAAGACCCTTCGCTTCATCCTCAAACCAATAATGCTCTGCGTATCCTGCATGCCCTCATTTTGGGGAACACTAATATGGTATGTTTCACCTCACGAATTCGGCATTAATTGGGTAATATGTGTTGTTTCAAGTGTATTTGTTAGTTCGTTTATCTATGATCTTCATACTAAGTTGAATGATTAAGCTACTCTGGTATCTATTCGGTGACAGTCTTACTAAATACTATGTAAGCTCACAAAACAACCCGATCCATTTAAGTGATCTTACTGCAAGGTTCACTGATTCAAATGGTAAACGATACTTTGCGTTCGACGATCAGATGTCTTTAACAGAAAGCCGATACGCTAAACTTCAGGAGTATTTGATGTGG